GTTTGGTTTTGGTTTGCGCGTTGGGTTTAGTCCGAGGTGTTCTGCTCTGGCGTGTGCTTGTGCGGTTCGTTTGCCGTTGACGTATTGTGCTCCGCGTCTTGCGTTGCAGGACTTGCAGGATGGTACGAGCGGTGAATCATCGCCGTTGATATCGAACTCGATGAGATGGTCTGCTTCCGTGGCAGGTTTGCCACATCCCCAATGGCAGAGTGGGTTGCCTTCTAGCAGCTCTGCTCGTCTGCGTCTGAACTCTGGGTCACTTGTTCTTTTGCTCATGGTTGCCCCCTTCTAGCGCGACCCCCCAGGGGGTCTTGCTCTCTTGCGCTGTGCGCGGGTCTTGTGTAATGCTCGCCCCCCGCGATTCCAGTATGTCTCTGAGGTTGCCGGATGTTTGACATCGTTGGACGGTCACCTTTCGTATTTATGACGTTTAGACGCTGCACAGACGCCGTTGGGCAGTCTGCTCTACCCTCGTTTCCGAGTGTTCTACCGACCATCTGCAAATGATGATGCGGGCTTGGTTCTCTCAATTGTGTTGGCATCTTAGTCTCTGCGTATCCCCTGAAGGATTGCTATCCCGATACTTATCAGAAGGGCGTACCAAGCGATGATGATCATACGACTGTGCCTAGACCTGGGCGGGTTTGCTCGTAGGCGGTGACCCAACGGTCTTGCCACTGTATTTCTTCGGGGAGGTCGGTCATTGGGTAGAGACGGTACATGGGCATCTCAAAGCAGTCGGGGAATGTTTCTTGATCATTGTCGATGACAGCTGCACCTGTTGACCAGCCATGTATGCGGACTTCGTTGTTGCGTACCCTGGCGAAGATGAACTTGTGATCAGGGTTGTCGCGTCTGCGTACCTTCAATAGACCGTCAGGGTTCTCGGTTGAGCGGACTTGATAGTTCAGGACATCGAATCCGTTTGGGTCTTCGTCGAGGTCTTGCCATTGGAGACCGAACATCTTTGCCACTGCAGCTTCGGCAACTGCTCCTGAGATGCTTGTCTGGAACCAGTTTTGTTCGTGGTATTTGCGGTCTGGTTGGTTCGGTGCGCGATGCTTTTCTAAGGCTCTTAGACGGCGATTGACGCCCCCATGACAGGCTTCTGAATGCTCCTGTGGGGTGAGGAATACGCGGACGATGGTTTTCATTGGACTCGACCGAGCCGTCCGAGGCGGTCAGCGATGACGTCGAGGTCGCGGGGACGCCAAAGGTGGTATTCGATTCCGGCACCGATGAGCGCGCGAGCGTATTTTTCTTGCTCCGGACTTAGTTTCCCGTCGGCGGTTTTGAGTTCGCAGAAGATGACGCCCCTGGATGGGATGGAGGTTGAGACAAGGACTAGGTCGGGGAATCCGTTGCCGTCTGACCGCCAGACTCCAGGGCGAGGTGATGAGGGTGATGCGTGGAAGACGAGCCATTGCTGCATCTTTGCGATTTTGATTACTTGGTCTTGGAAGAGTTTTTCTGAGACGGTCACTTGTCTTTTCCCAGCATGAAGCCGATCATGAAGACCGCGGAGATCATGATGACGAAACTGAGTAGGTCAAGCATCAGAACGGCTCCTCAGGTGTGTCGTGCGCAGCTGCAACTTCGCCGTTCTTGAGCGTGTCAATGTATGCGGACGCTTCTCTTTTGCTCATCCCCTGGAGGTTTGCCGGTGGAGTTTTGCCCATTGACTTACAGACGGCGCGGATCATGTTTTGTTGTTTCTCTGATGCAAGGTTTGATGATTCAGTAATGCGGGTGTCTCCCGGCATTCTCGACACTTTCTGCATCTCTTCCCGCGACGGACGCTTCGTCCAGTCGGTCGAAGAGGCAAATGAACAGTCAGCGAGTGCGCGTCCAATTGCGGATGTGAGTGCGTTTTCTATGTGGCTCGTCTTGTTGACGTTGCTTGATCCGCGCAGCTCCTCAGCGAAGTCGGTTGCAATGGGTCGGTCGTCTTCTCGGTCGACATAGATGTCAGCCTGGACAATGACGCGGTCGCCTTCAAAGGTGATGAGTTTTGTGATGACTCGACCTTCGGGGTGTTTCTCCCAGAAGCGGGCGAGGCGACTGGCGACGGGTTCGTAATCTTCGATGCTCATTTTGGCTCCGTGATCCACTCAATGACGGTGCGGATGTCTTCGTCAATGTTGGATGGATGCCTGAGGCGTGACGTCGCGTTGCGGAGCGTCATGATGAGCGCGATTGCTTGAGAGACTGTTGAGCCTTCTTCGAATCGCATCTCTCCGTCAAGTTTGACTGAGAGGTTCATCAGACGAGCGATGATTTCTTCTGTGGTTAGTTCCATAGTGTTTCCCTTACTATTTTATTATTTCCCTGAAGAAACTCTCCAGTGACCGAGACCGCCATTGTCGTAGAGGTATCGAGCGACCTTGACATTACACGATGCGTTCTGCAATGCGCGGATGACATTTTGTTTCTTACAGACACGGCGTGTCACAGTTGCCCAGGAGCCTTGAATCTGCATAAGTCCAACATCGGGTCTGCCGGTGGCTTTCCTGACTGCGGAGACGCTTCGTTCATTGCAACGGGATTCGCGGTAAGCGATTCTGCTCATTGTGGGGACAACTTTTGCGGGAAAGTTTTGCCGTAGCAGTGGCTCCCATTGTGGGCAGGAATTAGCAGCTGCGGATGCATGACTTGGGATGGATAATGCGGTGAGGAGGGCGAATGCCATGATGCGTTTCAGGTTCTCTCTACTTCGGTAGGCGGTGACCAACTGAGCCAGGGAGCGCGCCTTGTGGCGACTGTGACTCTCAGATGTTCTCCTGTTGTCAGGTCTGTGAAGATCTGGACGAGGGTGAGTTTGTCTCTTGACACTAACGGAAGATATCCCCAGGTCGGAAGCATTAGCGGTTGACCTTGTAGAAAGCCTGAGCAAACCTTTGTGAGCAAAGGGAGCGGAACTCCATGTCAGTTTCAGGAGAGAATGCTGCGAACTCTGGTATTAGTTTGACCGCGCTTTTGTGTAAGAAAGCCAATGAAGGTTTAGATCTGCCTGGTCTGACGTAAAGGGGCAGTTTCGGGACTTCTTCCCATTTTTGATAGATGCGTTCAGGCTTGTTGAAATTGCCCCATAACGCAGTGCGCTTAGTCCACGGGCTGCCAAAATGCCACGGCTCATAAGTCATCGTCGGCTCACCTAGATACTGCTTGAGGCTTCCGCTTGCAGGGTTTTCTATTGCCCAGAAATGCGGATTGCATTCTTTGATAATTCTCTGACACTCGCGAACCAAGAGGAGTCCTTTTTTGTGGTCTCCTTTTCGGTCGCCAGTAGCAATGCTGAACTCTGTGCATACGGGGTTAGCAATAATGCCATAAGTGTCGGCAGGTGGATGGTAGTTCTCAACGCCAATGTCGCGGCCAACCAGGATCACGTTGTATCCGTTGTCGCGATAGATCTGTGTATCTGATCCGGTGTCGGCGCAAAGCTGCAGAATTATTTTAGTCATTAGCGGTTGACCCATTGGATGTAGAGCCAGCACGATATCCAGCCCATTACGAAACTGAGTGCGGTGGTTGTCATTGCGTTTCCCTTCGCTCGACTTGCTCTGATGGTTTAGCAGAACTCAGGGTCACAGTGGCGGATTCGACCCCAGACGCAAGCAAGGGAAACAAGAGAACGTCTGGGATCTGGCACGAAGAGAATGACATCTCCGCGCGTTCTATGGGTAAGGGAGGGAAGCCCACGCCTTAGCGAACTTGGCTGCGTCCTTGCTCATTGCCTGGTCAATTTCAATGTGGAGCCAGTTTGGGGTGCCTGAGTAGGAGCCTGCGTTGTCGGTCATTGTGAAGATTTTGACGCCTGACTTGCCTTCGCCCCTTGAGCAGCGGTAGCCCGCTCCGTAGGTGCCGTAGGCGTACCAGTGAATCTCTGAGATTCCTAACACTTTTGAATGCTCGACGACTTTGCCTGCGATGGTTGACTTGCCGAGGAGCCAGTCCCAAATGACGCGGGCTTGTGCTTCGTTGGCGTAGCGACAATCCCAGGCTGATCCTGTGGCGTGGACGGAGAGCTGCGGAGGCTTGATGTTGTTGTTCATGTTGCGATGAACATACGCCCCTAGTGACGTTGTTTTCCAGCGTTCTTTTGATAGCGCGATCATCTTGGTCACGCCTGGGGAGACTTGTTTGCCGTCCCACGCGGGGTAGTACTCATAGGGGCGATTGCTCATTCTGTCGGTTGTTTCTGTCCGATGATTGGCGACACTGACTGACCGGAGCGTGCTGCGATTCCGTTGCCGACGGCGTACCCGATCACAAGTGTTAGCACTGGCATCCCTGTCGACTGGTCGATGGAACCAAGAGCCATGAGGAGGGTGACACAGATCAGTCCGACGAGGGCGATGAGGGCTTTAGGCGGGTTGCTAATTGTCATGCTGGCCCTAAGTCTGTAACAAGAATGTATGCAGGTTGAGCAACGCCTCGCGTTGCAATAGTGCCTGCACCGCCACATTGCAATGTGCCAACTAATACAACAGAACCAGCAGCAAAAGTCATTACTCGGCTTGTTGTCATTGCGTTATTGATATTGACTGTTCCTGAAATATCCTGTGAAAAGGTTTGGATTGCCCCAGCCAAGTTAGTGAGACGAATGCGCATTTGAATTGCGGAACCACCGGCACGATAAAGGTCTTGTTCAACATACTGAATTAGATAATAACGGTTAGCAACTGCTGTAAATGCAGGCGCTGTGACTTGTATTGCCTCTGCTGTAATTGCGCCAGAAGTTGTTGTGTTTTCCGCAAAGGTCATTACTCCACGAGGGAACCGATTCTGCTGTGCAGCCGTGAGGATAGCCCCAGCGACAAAGTCTGTGTTTGGATTGATTGCCATGTTGTGTCTCCTTTAGAAACTTAGAAGGTTGTTGTCAAGGATGCCAAAAATTGCA